GGAACCTCCTGATAATATGCAAAAACCAGCGGGGAACCGTCAGGCATACTCATGACGTCTATTATGTCTAGCATACCACCTCGTAACAACAGAATTTCTCGCTGGCCCCGATATTTCTCTGTGTGTGTCCAGACCGGCGCGAGCCCAGACCCCGCAGGAACGTACACGTGCATCTGAACTCGTCCACTACTAGTTTTTACCCCACTGGGTTTATCAGCAGCAGCGATATACGGTCTGTGCTCTATGAATGAGCCTCGAAGCGAGTATATTTCCTCAATCTTGCCCACACCGAAAGTCTCTAATGGTGCCCATCGCGATACCGTAAACGACTCCAAGACCACAGACCGGTCAATCGCGCTATCCAACTCGCGACGAAGCTTTTTCAGCTCACGAGTCCAGGGAATCTCACCCAGAATCGCCTTCTGCAGACGCACATAATACGGTATCCCATCTGGCTGTTTACCTTCTGCCCAGCGCTGCAACGCTTGAGCATCCTGCTTGGTATGCTTTGCCGCCACACGTGCAGCAACACCATCTCCAAGAGGGATAGTCTCACCCTCCCATGCCAGAGCCGCCGATTTACGGCCGTACACCTCGGGAAACATCACACCCATCCGCCACGCCACATCCCGATCAACAAAGCGTGTTCCAGGCTTCGACTCCGCACGCAACGCTTCAACAGCCGCATCATACCGAGCCTTATACACGCCAGGATCGTAACCCTCCACCGGGTTCTTGCCCTCAAACCCGGGCACCACCTGACAATCGCACTTGTAATGGAACCGCATAAACATACCGGCGCTTTTAGGGCTAGTGTAGACGAACCCGCGCGAAGCGAGCATCTCGCACCAGGTGCAGGTGGAGCCCACCGGCACACGCCCGAAACGCTTCGCTGCCGGATCAGCCACCGCAAGCTGGGTAACCTTCTCGCGCCCAGCATGTTTGATGAACTGGTCGAGCCGCTCGGATAACACCGCCAGCGCACGCTCCACATCCACGTTCGGCTCTTCTAGCCACTGCGAAGCCCACCAGACAGCAGAGCTCAACTTCCTGCGCTCCACCAGCGGCACCTCAACAGAAGGCACCCCTGCGGCCTCCCCCACAGCGAGCTCCCGCAGATACCGGTACCATTCCTCCCCCGAAGCTTCAGCCTGCACACGGTATCCGTCCACCAGTGAGATGAACATGCGGCGTGCTTCTTCACGCACCAGCTCCCACGGTGCACCCTGCTCAACAAGCTCCCTGATGCGTGCCTCAAACAGATCTGTAGCCTCCGCCACGATACCGTTCAAGCCTTCGGCGAGGTACCTAATATCCTGCATTTCCATACCGGGGGTACCTCGCTATCATTCCGTTATTCTGTTACTTCAAACTCACCCAGCGGTTGCTTCGCGAGCTTCTCCTGCCGCTGCGCCTTCTCAGCATCCTTGCGTTCCTTGTACTGCTTATAGAACCCAAGAGCCTGGACGCCTTCGGCACGCCGCTTATCACTCATGAGCCGCTCCGCTGTCGCTGCACTGTATCCGAGCTTCTCCAACACCACGCCGGATTCCGCGAGCCACGGCATGACCTGCACCTGCTTCAGCACAGCATCCGCCGCAGCCGCATCCGAGACATGCACCGTCGGTGCGAAGTGCGCCTGTACAGTTGTTGCCTCCTGGGCGGTCTCCCACCCATGCTGCAAAGCCACCGTCAGCACAGCAACCTGACGCAACGCAGACTGGAACCCCCTGATACAGCGCTCCGCCGCCAGCCGCAACGGGTCGCGCTGCGACTGAATTGCTGAATCACTCGAAGGGTTATCAGAGGGAAAACCAAGCTCATCCAACGGGATAGACGACTCCGCCGCCAGCAACGCCGCCCACTGTCGCAACTGCTCAGTGTGCGGTTGCATCGACATCTGTGAGAACTGCTGAATCTGCGGCAACTCACCGTTCTCATCCCTGCTAATCGCGAGCATCTTCGACATGACTGCGTCCCACTTCGACGCTTCCAGCGCCTCCGGGTCCGCGCCCAAAATAGCGCGCTGCGGCGTCGAGAAAAACTCCGCCGCAACCTCGGAACGCACAATCGTACGCACCGCCGAATCCGTGAGCGACATGACCGCCCGCGTAATCCGCGAGCGCCCAAACGGGCGGCGCAGGTCAGCCCCCACCACCAGAGCAACCATCAAAGGACGCCCCACTGGGTTCGGCAGCACAACAGCAGTCGCCTCAGCGCGCTCACCAGCCGCGGGGAACCCGAGCACCACCGTCTTATCCGGCAGGTACACGGTTACCTCGCGCACCGTCACGTCCCCAAACTCGTCCGTATCCGTACGAGTCACAGACAACCCGGCGGCGAGCGAGCGCTTGCGCTGATCCCACAGCCCAGTAGCCCAGTGAGCGCTACGCGGCAGCCAAAGAACCTCCGGCTCACCTGCCTCAGTATCGCCCTGAGTGACCGTGATGAACGCGCACGAATTAATCAGAGCGGAGGATGCCGCCTGGGCGAACACCTCCTGAAAATCGTTCTGCGCCACCAGCTCATTCAAACCGAACGGGTCGGTGTTGCTCTCATGAGTTGAGATGAACTTCTCAAATCGGATGCGGTCAGCGAGCACGTCCACGGTCTTGGCAGGCCACCCGAGCACCGAATCGATATTCCGCAGCTGCGGAGGAATCGAGATACCCAGATCTTTGAGCCCTACACGCTGGTCGTAATAGTTCTGTCGCACCCGGTTCCTGGCGCGCTTGGCCTGTAGCTGGTCTCGCATGAGCCGTAGCTGCGCCAACTCGGTGGGCGTAAAAATATCCCCACCATCGGCGGGGATAGGGAAGAAGTCACTCATACGCTAATCCTTTGTTTCCGTGCGGGGTTTCTCCTGGTAGTGCGTGCAGCCCAATAAGCCAGCGTGGCGGCTTCAAACATCGTGACACTGCCACCTTCTGCTGCTTGCCAGCCGAAACCTCCTCGGTTGCCAATCTTTCGGCGGGTGCATGAGAGCACCTGCTGAGTGAGCTCAGGCTGGTTGCTGTGAGCGAGGTCCTTGCCGATGACTGCCTGGTCGACCATTGCGTGAGCAACGATAACCTGGTCTAGTGAGGGCTGCCAGATGAGCGTCTTGGATTTCACGCCAGCTTCACGGAGCGCGTTCGTCAAGTAGCCGACGCCGGCCTTGCCATCGATGACAATCTGGGCGGCGCGGGAGGCGTGCTCAGCGAGGAAGTCGACAAGCCAGCCGGTGCCGTGAGACAGAGGCATAGATTGCAGACCTTCGATGAAGATTGGGCCGCCGGTATCCGGGCGGCGCGCCACAGCGAGCGCGACTTCCATGCCGTCAGGCGAGAATCGCACGCCGAATACGGTGCGGCCCTCCTTGGGTGCTTCGCCCTCGCAGGCGTGCCAAGCTTCGGGGGTGAAAGCTGACTGGGTTGCGGCGGCTTCGTCCCAGATACCGAGTGCCTCACGCCTGAATGAGTCGGGGGTGAGGTTCTTGCGCATGCGTTCGATTGCGACGGCGCTGACTCGGGTCGGGAATGACGGGTTGGCTTTAGCCCACTGCTTCTTATCGTCGGCTCGGGCTCCGGGGTCTGCAGAACACTCCACATAGAGCTTGTCGGCATCTCCAGCGAGCGATTCGGCACGGTGCCGGGTGAAAACTTCGCTCGGGTCTGTCGGCTTTGGCGGTGTCCCCATCATCAGCACCAGCGCGTTTTTGGAAGCGTTGGTTGCAGGGAGCATGTCGTCGAGTGCTTTCTCGGTGAGAATCTGCGCCTCATCCAGCACAACGACATCAACCTTGGCGAAGCCGCGACCAAAGCCAGACTCGCGGGCACCGAAAAGAATTCGCGAGCCATTCGCGAACTCTACAGCCTCCTGGCCGGCACCGCGGCGGACATGGGAGATGAACGGGGCAACCGCCGGGCGAGCCGCGATGCCTTGCATGGATTGGAACGTCTCGTTGTGGGTGCGAGCGCGGTGAGCTGACCAGATGACGAGAGTCTTCGGGGCAGCGATGCATGCGGCGAAGATGAAGCCAGCAATCATGTGGGTCTTGCCGACCTGTCGAGGCAGGCTCAGTGCGGCGCCACCCACGCCGGCGGCATAGAACCCGTCCTTGCGCTTGGCGAAGATGAGCTTGCCAATATCAATCTGCCAGGGGTCGAGTGGGTAGCTCATCTTCATGAGCTGCCGAGCAATGGACGGCCAACCGGTCGCCACAATTCCAGCAGGTATCTTGAGCTGCGCGGCGACCTCAGAGAGTGGACGGGTCGAAGGGGGCATCTTCTTCATGATGGTGCTCTCCTTCAATCTCTGCCCCGTACTGCTGCTCTAGCTGTTCGAGTTCCTCGATGTCTTTATCGAGGTCTTGGAATCGGCGTGCGAGCGCGGCGAGGTCACGAGCTAACGTGTTGGGGTTGTCGATATGCGCGGCAAGCTTGCTGCGCAGGGCACGGAGCCTGTCGAGGCGGGTGCCGGTGGCGGTGGCATGAGAAAGGGAGCCTTCCTCTTGGGTGGCTCCCTCAAAATCGATAGGTTCGAGTTGCTTAGGCTTGCCTTTACTCAAGGTATCACTCCTTGTCGAACCCGTATTATGTGGAAATTTGCTGTGGATATATCGCTATCGCCGGAGGGCGCGAACTCACCCTCCGGGGGAGGGGGTACCCCCCTGGTCCTGTTTGCTTCAGGTGGTTTGCCCCGGTTGATGATGTCCCCCGTATAGCGGTGAGAGGTCACCGGCTGGGGTGGATGGTTGGGGCTAAAGGATCAGCGTTGTTTTCGGTCGAATCGGTTCAGCGATTCTAATCGTCTTGCGAGCTTGAGAGCGTTTGCCTCCAAGCTTTCCGCCGAGTCTCTGGTTGCATTGGCGGCAGATGACGCGAGTATTCTCCACAACATCTTTGCCACCTTCAGCGTGAGCTGTCACGTGGTCAAGCTCGGGACTATTCGGCTGCTTCGACCTGTGCCAATCATAGGCAACGAAACAAATAGGACAGCGCATGTCGCCGCGTTCAAAAGCTGCGGCGAGCTCCTGCTTTCGGAGGTTCTTCCAGCGAGCGGTGCCGGTGCGGCTAGTCGCCATTACGCTTCCTCCTTCTTCCACTATTCATTTGTAGCTTGCGGGCTGGTATCTGGTGGGGGAGGCTGTTTGCCTTCCCTCCTCCCCCACCAGAGGAAGAATCCGACACGATTACATGTCTCCGCATCATTACCACCCCCCCCTGCTAGGCAGAGGACACACCAGTGGTAAGCGGGATAGTCTAGCGTCATCATCCCCCCTTGTGCAACCACCCCCGTTACACACCAGAGGACAGCCTAACCAGCGTCTCCTCCTCCTCGTCGGCAGACAGCAGATTCCAGAGGAAAGCGCGCGGCCAGATTGCCGAGCATGCCGAACATTCGACGCGCTGAACCTGCTCCCCCTCAACGTCCCAGACAGCAACCAGACACGGCTTCTGTACCGTCGCCCCGAATTCATCTCGACAGATTCGGAGCTTCTGGTGGCAGACAGGGCACGCACGGTCTATCGGCGTGCGGCGGGTAGGTTGCAGATACTCCTGAATCTTTGACTGCCACTCGCTCCACTCCTCGCCAATCCAAACCAGAACAGGAAGACTAGCATGAGCGATATGAGGCATGACGGCACGCATAGTGTCAGCTGGAGATTTCCCCGCCGGCACCCCAACAGCTGTCGCAGTCTCCGCAGCAGAGTGACCAACCGCAGTCCACAAATCCAATGCCGCAACATCCAAGGGCGAGCGCGAGCCAGAGGACGACGGACCCTGCCCATGCTCCGCACCCTGCTCAGTGACAGCTTGCCGAAGCTGATCTAGCAACGCCATTTCCAACGGAGCATCTTCGAGCGCCTCAGCTGATTCCCCCATGTCCTCAGCTCGAACATGGGCAAAGGCCAAGACATTCAGGATGGCTCGCACCCGGCGGCGCATCTCAATGGTGTCTTGCTCAGTCATTGACTCAGCTCCTTCACGATTGCTGTCCACATGTCGGGTCTCCACACTCCAGCATCCTGGTCAGCTGAAGCGAGCGCGTCGAGCCACTGGATTTGTGCTGCGGAGACTCGCCCCTTCATGGTCTTCAATTCCCTGAATAGGGTTCGCCGCTTGATGGGGTGGACGAGTACCAGGTCAGGAAAGCCAGCCGGGGAACGGCGGGAGTCATGGGTGTGGTAGTGCATCCATCCCAGGCGGGTTGCCAGGGTGATGATTGCTGATTGGAATTGAGCTTCAGTCATGGTTCGTGCATTGAGCATCAAATAGTCTTGTGCTTTCACGCTTACCTCCTGGTTCGGCGGGGTCGAGCTCGGCGATGACGAGGGCGTTTCGATTCTGAAGTGGTTAGGTTCTTATCGGCTTTACCGTCCCGTCCCGACCCGGCGGATTCGAATCCGTCACCCTCATGATTCAAATCGATTCGGAGTAATTGGGAGGAATTCGCCGCCTGAGTCCCAGCGGAAGGGTCAGTTACAGGGGCACTCTGCTCGCTACCGCGAGC